TTCAAAGTTTGCATCGCTCTCATCTGCTTCAAACACTTTGGCAACCTTTGACCATTCATCTTTGGTTGTCTTGTCGATTGTGGTTTGATATTCAGTGTACTTTGTTTCAACTTCTTTAAGTTTGGAAATCTCTTCATCCTTAGCCTTGAGTTTCTTATCATAAGACTCTTTGTCTAATCCGGAATTATCGATAGTTTCCTCCAACTCTCTGATTTTGATTTTGCGTTTTTTGCTTTCACTGTTCGCTGTTTTCACATCTTCTATCAAATCACTCACTCCACCCTCTATATTCTTGAGAGTAGATTTAATCTTTGCGAAGTCCTCTTCGCTTACTTCTGCCTGTATCTTGGCAACTAACTTTGTAATATCCATTACATTCTCCTTTTACTATTTTCCGAACGCCTGTTCGTATGTTTTGTCACTTATTTGGAAATTATGCTGACAATTCCACCTCATAGGGTCAAAACTCCCCTCCGCATAATGTCCTTGCTCAAAATCTATCTTCTCATCGTTTGTGAAGTATCTTTTTGGTACTCCCCAAATACACTCTTTATGAGAGTTATTTTGTAGTGGCGCCCCTACGTATTCCCAAATATCATTTTTATCTTCGCCGAACCCAACCTGATCAGCTATTTCATCTTCAACGGTTTGTGAATAGATCCGCTTCGATGTAGTGATGTAAGTCTCTGCATAGTTTTGTAATTTATCCAGTTCTCCGGATAATTCTTTGACTAACACAGATTTACTTGTACCTAATATAACCGACTGCATCGTTTTATTTTGGATAGAGTTTATTGACATTTCGGAGATGTTGACCATTTCACCGTAATTCATTTTATTTAAACCATTGATGACTGTTTTGTCGATTTCAGAGAACCTTTTACCAATAACATCTTTTAACTCTTTTATCCTAATATCTGCCATTACACTACTTTCTTTCAACGTGTCTTTGATTAAATCGTAATATCCTGTATCTTTTAACGCTTGAGTAAGTTCTCTTTTAAGAAGCAAAGCCTTTGACGAGTCAGTGCTTGTAAGCACCCCGTCTTTTGTGTCGAATCCTGCAAGTAAGTCACGGAGCTTATTATCTAACTTCTTAACTACCTTTTGCAGATTCTTCTCAAATCTTAATACTTGCTTCTCTTGTTCGGTCATTTTTTACTCTTTTTCTCGCTTTGCTCTTGTAAGTTGTTGCTATTTAGCCTGTTATTTATCATTCTAACTTTTTCCAAAAATTCATCATAAGGAGTGTTGTTCTTCATCATATTGCATTCAGTGCAACAAGAGGTCACATTGCCCATAATATATCCTTCATTGCTGTCTATTCTATCTATTCCATTATATTTATAAATGCTTCCGTTTCTTGTAATCTCTCTGTGGGGTTGAATTCCGCAATAGTGGCAATCTTCTTCGGTTAAATATTCAAATTCTTTTTTGGTGAGATTGAATTTTAAATATCTCCTATATGCACCACTTTTATATCTTGCAAAAAGTAATTCAAAAGCATCACTATAATTAGTTTTGTTTTCTATAGACCAATGCAAAGGCTTCTTATATTCCTTTATGGTTGTCTTTTTATACAACCCGTAATCTTTATTTCTTTTTGCTTGTCTTTTCATTTTCTGCCTTTTTTAAATCGCATTTTTTACCGAAGATTTGCTCGTGTCTTTCCTTACTCATTGATATAGGAATATAAAATCTATCCTTCTGCATCTTCTTTTTCCTCAAATGGGTTTGCCGGTTGCATTAGTTTATTCCATCCAGCTGTCTTTTTAATCCGTTCTATTGCTTCTTTTTCTTCGAGTTCCGGATTGTCTTCCATTAGTGACTGTACAGGACTCCAAGTTCCCTCTTGTGTTTTCAGTAATCGTACTTCTGCTTTTTCTTTTGGGCTTTCAGGGTACTTAATCTCTGCATAATCTATCATAAATTCAGGGTTGGCAGGGAAGTTGTACTTAGCTAAACCAACCCACGTATCGCATATTACCTTACACAACTGTTTTATCGGCTCTGTATAGTATTTCTTCAATGTCTCAGTATATTTTAATAAGTCTTGCTTAGATAAAAACAGGTGATAACCTGACGTAAACTCACCACCCTTTATGATTGCCGGAGATAGTTTATTGGATATTGCAACCTGTTCTTTGCGCATATCTATGAGTTTTTGGTCTTCTTCGTTTGGAGCGTTAGGACTTATATATTTTGCATCTCCTTCATTGCCCGCTCCATCTGATTTAGTACCGATGACAAATTTCCATCCCTTCTTAACATCTGAACCCTCATAATTCTTTAGAACTAAAGTAGGAATGTTCTGCGATTGACTCACGTTTACACCTGTTTGTAATAAGTCTATTTGGAAGTTCTTTTCTACTGTGTAATTTACTGCATCTTTCCAAAAGTTCTGCATAGGTACATAATCCCGGAACATAACAACAGGCATATATCCGTAGTTTATTGTATTATCTATGAGTTCCCTTTCAATTTCGATGCCGTCACTATTAATCTCAACTCGGTACTTTTCACCTTTGCTGTTCCACATATTATAAAGAGTTATCTTCTCTGCCACGTTAGGACTGTTTGACTTAGTTCCTACTTCATAATAGAATTCGTCTGCTTGTGTAGGATCTTTGTCGCTTTGCTTAACAAAAGCCATATCCGCTGTAATAATCTCTAATTTGACAATCTTCTTCCCGGTTACTGTTGTTACAAAAGGAATCACGGCTACATCTCTATTAGTGTTTACTTCAATTTCTGTTTGTGCTAATATGTAATCTAAGCATTTTGATATATCTTTAAAGGCTTCTTGTTGCTTCTTTGTTCCGTTATTCATTGCGATTGTAGCAGCCTCTTCAAACAATACAGACTTGCCGTCAATTATTACTTCGGTTAGATTATCTTGCTCTATATATTTGCATAAGAACTGAGCTGATGTTTCATGGCCTGAATCTACAACGTCTGAAGGATTGCGCCTTTTAATCTCTTTTTCGATATACGGCTTGTGATTATTGGTGTAAAAATCTATATTCCGTAAAGCTCTTTGTCTTCTTGCTATATCTTCTTGCCATTTAGCGTGTTTCAATTGTTCCATTAAATTACCCACTTATTTGATGTGTATGGTAGCTGTTTACATACCAAATAGCCAAAGGCATCCGATATATGAGTTAAATCCATATTTGATTTGTCAATTTCTCCATATTCAGTCAACACAACCTGCTCTAAATCCCTTATTAGTCTGGTTAGAGTATCTAATATTACTACGTTATTCTTGCTTAGTGCGTTGTTTACTGTGTTTAACCTGTCTCTGACAAAAGGGTTACGTTTCCCTTTTATCCTAAACCCGTGCTTTTGCAATATCTTTATATCAGTATATCCTACAGTAGCAGATGTTGTACGCTTAATACCTGTCATATCAGGACAAACAACTATATCTCTATCTGGATATAGTTCTTTAATCTTTTCACACATACGCTCAGTATTACAGTTTTTCAAATACAGTTCGTCAAATACAATCAGTTTATCTTTATTCATCTGTGCTATTACACACGTCATAGGATCAATATTGAAGTCCATACCGATAAATATTTCACCGTTATGCTGTTTATACTCGTCTATTAAGTTTTCCCGTGAGAATGAATAATATGCAGAATGACCGTTGATATTTACGAACTCACCATTTATATATTGTTTAACTAATAATTCGTCATACTGTTCGTATAAGCTGTCAATATAGTCTTCCGGCAGAAATACATTATCAGGCGTTTTAGCTTGTATCAATTCACCTATTCCACGAACTACAGCAAGCTCATAAGTATATTTGAATCCTTCCGGTGTTGTTGTTATTCCACAAGTCGCATCATTACATTTACGGAGTCGTGCTAATACCTTTACCCAGAGTTCTTTCTGCTTGTTTATTTTTATAATATCGAACTCGTCAAGTATAGCGTCTGTAGCTTCGAAGCCTACCCATTTTTCAGGTTTATCATACGATCTAAACCATACTTCACCCTTTATTGTTCCGGTAAGTTTTATCTTGTTCTCTGTTCGTTTGTATTTATAAGGGATTTTGTAATGACTGAGATATTCTTCAAAGTCTATTACATTCACGTCTCTTACTAAAGCATAAGTAGGAGCACCAACCAAGACAAGACCCTTTCCTTTTCTACGTCTCAATAAGTCTATAGTTCTCATTGTTAGAGCCTGACTCTTGCCTGAACCGTAACCACCGACAAAGAAAGGGTATCTATTCTTAGATTGTATAAATCTGATTTGTGCGGGTAGTGTTAGTACTGT